TCAGGTACGGTCGAACGCGGGGTTGACCGCATAGACGTTTTTCTGGTCCATCTTTTCCGTGGCCAGCCGCAGCGCCTCGCCGAAGCGCTGATAGTGCACGACCTCACGCTCGCGCAGGAAGCGGATCACATCCGTCACATCCGGATCATCGCACAGACGCAGGATATTATCATACGTCTTGCGCGCCTTCTGCTCGGCCGACATATCCTCGGAGAGGTCAGCGATCACATCGCCTGTCACGCCGATCGTCGCCGCCGTCCACGGTGTGCCGGATGCAAACTGCGGGAACACGCCTGCCGTGTGGTCAACGAAGTACGTGTCGTAGCCGGAGCGCTTGATCTGCTCCGGCGTCATGCTGCGTGTGAGCTGGTAGAGGATCGTGCCGACCATCTCCAGGTGCCCCAGCTCTTTTGCACCAGAAGATTATAAATGAGAAAAAGCCGCATTTTACGCGGCTTTTTCCCGTTATTTCGGCAACCCGAGCGCCCCGGCCGCCCTGCTTGTGCCCGTCGGAAGGCTGTTTGTCACCGTCCCGCTCTCCAGCCTTGCCCGTACACTGCTGCCCACCGCAGTAGAGTACGGGTTTTTATACGGCTTCCAGCTCTTGTTCTGGATCTGCCACAGTGCCGCGCGCTGCTCCTGCGTCAAGCCGCTCACGGAGTCGATCGCCGCTTTTGCCATGCCTGCGTTCAGAGATTTCTTTCCGTACTTTTCTTTGATTCCCTCCGTTGCTTCATACACTTCAACGTATTTCTCCGCCGGCACGTTCCACTGGCGCACCGCCGAGAATTTCACGGCGATGGAATCCGGCATGATCGCCTGCACGGCCGCCGCTGCCGTCGCATCGGAAACGCCGCTGTTAACGATTGCTTTGTATTTCTGCATAGCGGTCACGCTGTCCGCGCCTTTCTCCGGGGTCAGTGCTCCAATCGTGCGCGCGAGTGTTTCCGCCTCGCTCGTGCTGACGCCCGCTCCGGTGATTTTCTCATACGTTTCGGCCTTTGCCTGCACTCCGGAGTAAAACACCAGATTGCTTTTCACGGCCGTCTTCTGGGCGTCAGAAAGGTTCATGCGATCCACCTCCGCTGCAAACTCGACCGCCTTTACGGACGCTTTCTCGTTGTCCCGGTTGATCCGGTCGTAAACGTCGTAGCAATCCATGATGCTGTCCCACGACATTTTTTCCGATCGCAGCGCGCTGAACTTCACGTCCTTTCCGTCGCCGATCATGGCCGAATAGATCTGCTGTTTGTATCTGTCCGGCAGATCCGCGTTGCGGATCGCGTCGCGCTTTGCTTTTGCCGCCGCCTCCGGGTCGTCGTCATCCACACTGCGCACGGCCTGCATGGTTTCGTACACGGTCTTTTTATCCGCCCCGCTGGCGACGATGTCCCGATACGCCTGCGTCTGCTTTACGGTCAGGCTTCTGTCGCCGGATGCATAGAACTCGTTCGCGTCCTGCGTCGCATTCGGCCCAAACAGCACCATCTGCGCGCCTTTCAGCAGACCCTTCGGCCCGCTCGTGTCCGCAGGATACTTCAGCCGCTCGGAGTCTCCATACCCGGAATATGCACCGCCGCGCACAAGCGTCTCGACGCCCTTTCCGGTCTTATAGATCTGGTTGCCCATCGGCAGCCATGTCTTCAGCTCCTTCGGTGCGTCCTCCGCCAGCTTCTGCGCCGCGTCTTTGCGCGTGTCCGCATCTTTCCCGAACACAGCGGTTTTTGCATCGGAAAGCGTATTTACCGGAACTGTCGGCAGCGGCATGTTGCTGTCGCTTGCTCCCGCCATGGAAAGCGCATTTGAGATAAACGGAAGGTCGCCGGATGCTGTATACCGCAGTTGGTCCCACGCCGCTTCCGTGTCAAATTTCTGCTCCGGCTTTTCCGTTCCGAGTTCCCGTTCTCCGGTCGCCGCTTCCAGCGCGTTGTCCAGCGCCGTCAGCAAGTACTTGTTCGTGCTCAGTCCCTCGCCTGCGCCGATAGCGCCGGTCACATATCCGATCACGTCGAACGGCGCCGGCGTTCCACCGTAGAGCCATTCCGTCAGTCGGTTGAAGAGGAATGCCTCCAGCAGGTACTTTGCCACGAATCCGCAGAGCTTTTTCACGGCTGCAGTCTTCCCCTGCGTCTTTGCCATCGTCTGAAATTCCATCGGCAAGTCGTGCGAGATATGACTCCATGCGTTGGCAACCTCGAGCTGGAACGTCGTCAGCGCCTTCGAGAAAACGTTTTTGTCCTCAAACGCCATCGGCTTCGCGCCCTGGATGCGGTTGCCCACCATCCTGCTGGCATATTCATCCGCCGCCCTCATTGCTTCCTCATGCGTTGCGCCGTTTTTCACTTCCTGCAGGTATTTTGCACGCACGATCACGCGGCTGGCCACGTCGTCCACCGCTTCGAACGGGATAGCGGCAACGTCCATCACCTTCCCCAGCCCCTTAGTTTCCGTCAGCTGGTCAATTCCCCGCTTACCGGTCAGGAAGTCACTTGCGCCTTCCCATCCGTCCGCCTTCGTCTCCCCGGTCACGATGTCCCGGACAGCTTCTGCGACATTCCCCGCTCCGACTTCTGCCGCCAGCATCGGGATCTGTGCCGTCTGGTTCAGTGCGGACGACAGATTGCCCACGATGGTGCTCTGTCCGAAAATGGCCGAGAGCTTGTTGCCGAGGTTCAGGAAGTTGCGCCCGAACTTGTCTTCAAACACGCGATCCACCTTCGTCTGCTTCCCCGCCAGCTTGTTCGTGTAGTCATCCAATACGGACACGAACTGCCCGTACTTCGTCATTCCGTTGATGTTTTCAAACAAGCTGTCGATGTATTTGTCCAGTGCCGCGTCTGCCTGCTCCTCAGTCAGGCGCGTGCCCTCCGCGATCCGGTCCGCCGATTCCAGGAATCCGATCTTCTGCTCCAGCGATGCATTGTGCATCTCTCTCGCCTGCGCAATCCGGTCGCTGATCCCATCCCGCGCATACTTCCCGCGAAAGTATTTGGACATTTCGCGCAGCTTCATGATGTCGTCCGTGTGATATAGAACATTCGCCATGTAGTTGACGTAGGATTCATAACCGCCTACTGCGTCATATTCTACGTTATCGTTGCTCGTTTTCGTGCGTTCGAGGAAGTACGGGTTCCACTGCTTTCCTGGCCGGAAGCTATCCGTCCTGCCAGCGATGGCCGTCGGCAGCTCCGACACCTGCGTGTCGATCCCAATCAGTTTCAGGAACTTTGCCGTTCCCTCCTGCGCCTTCTCTGGCTGCATGTGCGGGGCGTACCCTTTCACATAGCCGATCGGATCATACCCATGGCTCACAAGGAATTCGTTGATCAGGTCGTAGAATTCGTTATATGCTTTTTTGTATCCCGCCGCCGCTTCTTCGATTTTCTTTGCGTCCACGTCCGCGTCCTGCAGCCTTGCCTGCGTGTCCAGCCACGCCTTGTACCGCTCCACGAGCTCCATTTGCTCCCGTGGAATGTTCATTTCCGCAGCGGTCTTCTTCACGTCCGTACTCGTTGCCGCATCCGCCACGCGCTTTCGCATATCCGGATCCAGCTTGCTCACCTGGTCCGCCACCGCGGTCCCTTCGATCACTCGCTGCACCAGCGCGCTCTCCGATTCGCTCAGGTCGAACCCGCGCACGCGGTCAAACATCCGGTTAATAAAGCGGATCTTTTCTGCGGAATTTTCGAGGATCGGGTCGAAGAGCTCTTCGTTGATTTTCTTTCCCAGTTCCTTCCCGAATGTTTTCTCCACGTTCCGCTGCATCGTGTTCACCTGCAAACTCAGCGCGCCCGGTAGTTTCCGGTCATCTGGTGTTCCGAATAGCTCCTCCAGCTTCGCCTGCCACTGCCGCTGCGCGGCGTATTTGCGGCTCCGGATCAGTTTGCCCGCGTAGTCGTTTTTTGCCATGTAGTAGTACGCGAGCTGCGTCACCTTTTCCTTTGACATGGTCGTCGGTATCTGCTCCGCCGTGTACGTTCCGCCCACGATGTTCCCGGCGCTGTCGAATGATGCCCCTTTTGCGATTCCCTGCGCAAATTCTTTCTCTGCCGGTGTCGGGTTCAGCTCCCGGATTTTCTTCTCGATGTCCCGGCTCGCCTTTTTGGCGTATTTCGCCTCTGTTACAAGGTCGTCCACGTTCGTGATCGGCGCAAACGGGTGGCTGATCTTCACGCCCATCCTTTCCGCGTGCGTGCCCGGCTCCACAGGGTTGTCTCGCAGTTCCTGCCGCTCCGCCTCGTTCTCCTGCGCCTCGCGCATCACGCGCGCGTTTTCTTCCACCGCCGATCTGCTCGTGTTTTCTCCGGTCAGCAGTCCGTGCTCGCGTGCGTAGCCTTCGGCCGCAGTTCGTGCGCTTTCTTTCGCCTGCGTGCTCTTGACATCTCTTTTCGATTCTGATACCATATTACTTGCAGAGGCTTCACTCTCTATCCCGCGTTTCCAACGATCGTTGTTGCGCGGTTGAGAGTTTGAAGCCTCTGTTTTTACATTTGTCAAATAGTACAGGTTGTTTCCCTGGTCTCCCACATTCACACGCATTCTTGCGACGCCTGGCAGCTCTCCGAACATGGCTTTCGTTTCAAAAATGTCTGTCCTCTTCAAGTGGCGCGCCGTGTGCTTTGACGGCTCGCTTGCCATCCACTTCGCATTTTCCACAATTTCGTCCAGCTGCTCCAGCATTGCCAATGTATCAGCGCTTACTGGCTGCCTCGAAATAATCTCGCCAATTCCCTTCGAGCCAATGCCGATTTCGTAATACAGTCCGTTCGCCAATGTGTTCGCATTCTTGAAGGTCTTACCCATGAACAGGTCTTTAATGATCCGCTTATATTTTTTTCTCGCCGTAGCGCTTTCGACAGAATCAACATACGCGGATATCTCGTCGATTTTCTCCTGTGGTATCTCAACCACTTTGTACACCGCATTATCTGCTCGCACCGGAAGCCCCTGCGAGCCTGCGATTTCTGATCTCTCTGGCAAAAGTGGCATAGCCTTCGAAGTGCGTTCATTTTTGCTTTTGACCTGCGTATCGGCAGACGGCAGCCCCCGCACATCTGCAAAATTGTCGCTTTCCTGCGCGTTTGCCGTGCTTGCAACCGGTTCATTCACAATTTTCGCCTGATTTTGTGAATGAACTTGCTGATTTTGTGACTGGGCTTGCTGAATTTGCGCATTTTGTGATTCTGCCGCTCGCTTGATGGTCTCGCGCTGCTGCGCCTTGGTTCCGGCCAGCGTCTCGCCGGTCACAGTTTCAAATGCTGTCCGGAGCTCGGCATTTGCAAGGATCCTCTCCGCCTTGCTGTTCGTCACCTCGCCGCCCAGCAGTTCCCGCACCTGCGACTCCGTACTCACCTGCCCCATTGGCAGCTCGCGTGCTTCTGCTGTCTGCGTCTCCACGCTTGTCTGCTCCGCTGGCAGTTCGCGTACTTCCGTCACCTGCGCCGCCTTCGCTGGATTGTTGGCTTCCTGCGTGTTTTCCTCAACGGTCTGCGCCTTCGGCAGTTCCCGCACGTCGGCCTGTACGTTCCCCGCCGCTCCGCGCGCGAGCCCTGCGGCTTTTCCGACAATCGTCTGTCCTCCGCCGAGGATGCCGCCGACGGTCATACCGAGTCCGAATTCCTTCGCGCCCGTCACTGGGTTGAGCACGGCATCCTCGTCCTTCGTCGAAAACACCTTGTTCCCCTTGTTGTAGGTCAGGTTCTGCAGCGCGCGCTCCAGCACGCCCTGCACGACTTCTTCCTGACCTTCTTCCGCGGCCGACTTGATCCACGATTTCAGCGCGCTCTCACTCACCTGCAGCTCACCCGGCAGCTTCTGAATACCGCCGCCCACTTCGACCGCCGCGTTCACAAGCCCGTTGGCCATGGCAAACGCATTTGCTTCCCAGTCCGATGCTCCGTCCGCTTTTGCGTTCTGGTAGTTCTGCCCGGCCACCTGCGAGAACGCCAGCCAGAAGTTTGGATCTTTCGCCATCTCCCGCGCCATCTGCTGCGCAGTGACTGCCGAAGTTTTCGCGTTTCCGACGATGCCCGGCAGTGTCGCGGCAGCCCCGGCTCCACCTGTTGCAAGCTGCGCTTCCGCACTCCCGCCCATTGTCATCATCGCCATGATTGCCTGTGGCAGTGCTGCAACCGTCGTTGTTCCGAGTTCGTCGACAATCTTCTGCCCTTTTGTGGCGTTCTGCATGTTCTTGCCGTAGTATTCCTGCGCGGCGTCCGCGATCTGCTGCTGCGCCTCTGCCAAGTTGGAAAGGGGGTTGTTCTCCCAGCCCAATTCTTTCAGCGCGTTGCCCGGCAGCCATCCGAGCGTCTGTGCGAAGCCGTTCGCCGCCTGCGTCACGCCCTTCCACAGCATGCCCTGGCCCGTTTTTTCCTCATCGGGTCGCTCCGCGACTTTCTCATTTGCGGCCCATCTCTGGATGTCCGATGCGTCCCACTTCCCCGCGGCCTGCTTCGCAAGATCCGCTGCGCCTTGCTCGAGATTATCCGCAGTGTCGATTGTCTTGTCAAAGACCGTCCTCGGCAGGTTGCCAATAGCGTTTAAGTATTCCTTCGCGTCCTTCGTGCCGAGCTTCAGGTACTCGCCGAATGAAAGCCCCTTTGGCAGCTCCGGGTTCTGCGTCTTCTTCTGTTTCTTTTTCTCGTCGAAATGCATCGTCGCGTAATGGTGCACCGGCTCCGCCGCCTTCGCGTTGAACGTCTGCATAAACTCGCCGGTTGAAAGTGTCCCCCCCGATGCAAGGGGCCCGCCCGCCCCCTGCGTCTGCGTTTTCTGTGTTCCTTTCTTCAGCCCATACTTCCGCATGAACTCGCCCGTCGACATTGCCATGGTGTGCCCCCTTAATCTCTGTACTGGTACTTCAGCCGGATTGCGCTGTCCCTGGAGATCAGGCCGTCTTTTTTCGCCTGGTCGATCTGCTCCCGGAGCTGCTTGTTCGTCCATCCAGACTGCTGCGCCTCTGCCAGCTTCGCCACAAAGTCGCCAGATGTCCAGTCCTGCGTCTCCTCGGTTTCTTCCTGCGTCTCCGTCGGTGTATAGCTGTAATCGCTGTAGCTATAACCCCCGCCGCCCGTGCTTCTTGTGCTGGTGCTCGCCGCCTTCAGCGCGTCATACTCTGCCTTCATTGCCGCGATCTGCGCGTCCGTATACAGGCGGTTGCCGTTACTGTCCGTCACCTTTTCATATCCGGAGAAGTCTCCGTACTTTGCCAGATTGTCCGCCGCTGCCAGTGCGTAGCTGATCTCCTGCTGTTTCCTTTCCAGCTCCCGCTCACGCTCGTAGTTTTGCTGGCTCTGCAGCCCGCTCATGATGCTGCTGTAGTTGGCCAGGTAGTTGCTGCGCGCCGTCTGGTCAGCCTGCGATTTTGCGATCTGCCGCTGCAGCTCCGCTGCATTTCCGGCAACATCCAGTGCCGTCATCGCGCTTGCGCGGCCGCCCTCGTTTTCTCGCAGCGCCTGCTCATACGACAGCCTGTTTTTCAGCAGCGAGCTCTCCGTGGCGCCGCCCGTGTACCCGGCCCCGGCCAGTTGCTCCGGAAGTGCCTTCTGCTCCTTCATCATATCGATGTAAAGCTGCCGGTCTGTGCTGTCGTATTTCTTCTTCGCTTCCTCTTTCTGCTGCTGGAGCTTCAGCATCGCAAGCTCCGTCTGCTTGGCGCTCTCCGTCTCGTTCGCCTCCAGCTGCTGCTTCAGTTGCTCCTGCAGCATGTTCAGCGCGCTCTCGAGGTATCCTGTCTCCTGAGCCTTTTCCGCCGCCGTCCGGTATCCCCGCTCCAGCTCTGCACGCTGTGCGTCGTCGTAGTCCGTCGCGTATTTCTGGTAGGTGTATTCCGGCTGATACTGCGTCATGCCCTCGCCCGCGATCTTCTTGTTCCGCTGCTGCTCGTAGTAGGCTGCAGCGGCGTAGTCGCCGCTTTTCGCCGCCTTCTCCGCCATGCCGGCGTAGTCTGCCCCCACGTTGTAGCTCGGCGTGTATCCGCTCTCGAGTCGATCCATTTCATCCTGTGTGTACTGCTTTGCATACTGCGCGTACAGGCTCGACGGGCTGTAGTCCATGCCCTCCCCGGCGATCTTCTTGTTCCTCTGGCTCTCGTAGTACGATGCCGCACCCATGTCGCCGTCCGCAGCCGCTCGCTGCATATATTTTGCATAGTCCGTGTCCTTGTTGTAGCTCGGTGCAACGATGCCGGTCTTTTTCTGCCCGTTTTCGTCGATGTAGCTGGTGGTCTGCCCTGCGTCCATAGTAGCCTCCTTATTGTTTTCCCCGCCGGGTTCTCCGGCGGGGATGCTGTTATTTCTCTTCGTCCGTTTTGTCCTTGAGCTTTGCGAGGCAGTTAATCAAAAACTTCGGCACCGGTGCCCCGAGGTGCGCAGCATTTTCCGTGATACTGCCCAGCTCCGTCACGATGTACCAAATCGCCACCAAAGGCAAGAAAGCCGTCTTATATGTAAACGGCAAGTCAAAACCCAGGTCGCCGTAGTTGATGATCGCGGACAGAGCCACGTCCAGCAGCAACGCGACGAGCATTGCCACGATACTTCCAAGTTTGTGCCACAGGCCGGCGCGCGCGACTGCGCTGTCCCACGTTCCTGTCGACAACGCTGCCCACGAGCCGGTCGCATAGTCCAGGACCATTGCAACCAGCCAGATCACCACAAGCCAGCCTGTCCACCCCCAGAACGCCGTCATGCCGGCCAGCACGGCCGAGATGGCTGCCTTCAGCTCCATTGCTTTACTCGGTGCATTCATATGTATTCCTCCATTTTTATTTATCCATGTTCGCCGCAATCACCAGCGTGCGCAGCATGTCCATGGACAGGTCCAGCTTGCCATCGCCCACGCCAGCAAGCACACCGTCATCGACAAGCTTTTGCACCGTGTCCTGCGCCCACGCGGGCACGTCCATCACCTTGCCATCTACGATGCGCCCATAGCGCGTATCGCGCATATGCCACATGATGTACAGCATCCGCAGCATATCATCGCTAAGGTCGATTCTGCCGCCGCCCGTACCGGCGATCAGACCTGCGTCCATCATCTCTTTGATCGTGCTGCGCGCCCAGCCGGGCACGTCGTCAATCGTGGTATACCTAATCACGTTGTTGTCCTCCTTGTCGTCATTTTCGTTCATCGCCTCGGCGACGTCGCGCCTAAAGCCGTCCATCGTGTAGCCCGTGCCGAGCTGCCGCCACAGGTGCTCCGGGTCTGCGTGATCCGTGCCAATGCCCATCGCGCTCGCCTCCGCGTGCGAGATGATGTCGCTGCGTGGGTCAAGCCCAAACTGCGTGCAGAGCCATGCAAACAGCTCAACCGCTGTGTTGTACGTACCGGTCACCTGCGCGAGCGCCCGCGCCCGGTCGGAGCATACAAATGTCGCGCCGCCGGTGTAGCGGATGCAGTCCGGCTCGGTCATCTCCACACCGATGCTATACGCGTTCGCCGCGCCTACGTGCATCAGTCGGCAATCCCACGGCGCGACCTGATACACCGTGCCGTCCGCCTGCAGCACAGCGTGCGCAAAGTACCGCGCCGTCTGCCACTGCCGCGCAAATACGGCAGCGCTCGGCTGCGGACAGCCCACGCTGTGCAGCACCAGTTTGCGCACCGGGATCTTTGTATACTTCTGATACAGTGGGTTCTGCGTCACAAATGCCTCAATAACATTCACAATATTCACCTCATTCACCTCATTCACCGCTGAATGAGTCGATAATTCTTTCCCGCCTCGATTGCGGTCTTGTCCGCTTTGGCCCACAGGCCGTTTTCTTTCCGCCACACCGCAGCGGCCTGCACCTGCGCCCCTGCGCGCTTGATGTAGACGCCTGTACCGGTCGGCGCTGCTTGCGTCGCTTTGGCGTACAGCGTCAGATCTGCGGCCGTGGTAGTGTACGACAGGCTTGTGCCGACGCGCTGCGTGCACGCCGCATCGCTGTACCATCCGTCAAACGCCGCGCCAGCCGCCAGCGTGGCCGTGAAGGTCACATTGTCACCGTCCCACGGTTCCGCATCCGATACGGTCGCGGATGTAACGCCACTGCCAGCCGTCATCGCTGCACAGACGTAGCGCTTGAAGTACAGGGTAAGCTGCCCAACCGAGCACGCGGCGGCGATAAAAAGGTTATCAATGTGCAGATGATATCGGATCGTTGTCGCCGATGTCGCCCCAGTGATCGCCGTGCTGGTAAGCCCGTCCTGCTCGCCGACCTCGTCCGAACACAGCACCTTGTGCACCTCTGTGCCGCCAAACTCTAACGCGCAATAGTTGTTTTTGTTTTTTATAGACGCGCCGCAGCCAATACGGCTGTCCGCCTTTACCGGGCGTGCCTTTGCGTTCGGGAACAAAACAGCTTTTGCCGCATCAGTGAAGATTGCATAGCCGGATCGTGCAGTTGACTTGATGACAACGCCGTTTCCGTATGACTCGACACCGATCGCACAGTTGTCTGCCGTCAGATACTGCTTTGCGTTGTCATATACGATCCTGATCTGCCGGCCTTCGACCCTCATGCGCCGTCACCTACCCGGTGCGACGCCACGCTTCCGTCCGTCCTGTAGTAGTACACGATCATGGCGTTTTCGACGTCTTCGAACGCGAACACCTGATGGTACAGCGCCCCGTCGTAAAACCAGATCACTTTGCTGGACAGAATGTACTGCACGATATCATCAATCGTGCTGTCAGCCGTCAGGATCAGCATATAGTCCCCGCCGACCTCCTGCGCGGTCGGTGTGATGGTGTGATAGATCAGCTCGTTCATGTGTCACCCCAGATCCAGATAGATGTCCCCGTCTGCGCCGAGGCTTGCGTCCGGCGCACCAGAGCCGGTGTAGACGGTCGCAAGCGTCAGCGCGCCGGTAATGGCGTTGCCTGCCTTGTCGTGCGCGGTCGTGCCGGACAGCAGCGCGTCCGCCGTGACCGTATCGGCTGTCAGGTCGATCAGCGTCCTGCCGTCATATACGATCTTGCTGACTGCCATATCGTCACCCGATCGTCACGGTCGTTCCGCCCGCAGGGTTCGCGGCCTCTGCGTAAGGGATTGCCGCGACCGTCACGCTCGACAGATAGTCATAGCCGCTGTCCGGCGACACGGTCTGCGCGGTCGTCTTTGGCGTGGCGCTTTTGGCCTGCGCCTTGATCGACGCGCCGGAGTAGCTGCCCTCCACGCCGAGGATGGTCACGCCCGTTTTGATGTTGCCCGCGATGATCTTTGCCCGCTCGGTCGAGCTGATGCCCACCTTGCCGCTGCCGTTATGGTAGCCCGCGGGGACAGTGTACTCACCCGCCTTGGTGGCGATCGTGCCCGTCACGGCGCCGCGGTTCGGCATCGTGCCGGTCTTCTTCGCGCCCTTCACATACGCCGTCTTGCCGAGCAGGATTTCGCCCTCCGCGGCAGTGGCGTCGCCGGTGGCGGCGTCATACGCGCAAGTGCCTGTGATCTCCTCACCGTCTTTCCCGTGCGCCGTGATACCCGCCAGCAGTTTGTCCGCGGCCACGGTGTCGCCGGTCAGGTCGATCAGCACGTTGCCGCCATAAATAATTTTACTGTATGCCATAGTCAGCCTCCAACGATAAAAGTTACGCCGCCAGCGGCGTTCGGGATCTCCCGCGTCGGGATCATCTCGATGCGCACATCGTCGCGCATCGTCTTGCTGCGCGTTGGCAGCCTCTGCGCCGTGATCAGCGGCGTCACGTCATATGCGCCGTCGTAGTAGTCGGCATTGCCCTTTTCCACAACGACCGCTTCGCCCAAAGCCACGGCGAGCTTTTCCGGTTCTTTCACAGCGGCAGAGACCTTTCCGACCTCGTGCAGCCGCACCGTCATGATATTATCCATGCCGCCCCTCCTCTCTTAGGCCGTCCGCTTCCACACGTAAACCGCAAGATACGGAGGCATGTTATTATGCGCTCCGCCGCCGCCAGCGCTGGACGTGTAGCTGCCAACCGCATAATACGTGCTGTCAGACGGGCCATCCGGGTAGTTGCCGGGCGCGGAGTGGTCAGCCGCTCCAGCATTAGGGTAGTACACCGCGTGGTTGTGGCTCGGCATCTCGCTTGCGGTAAGCGTGTGTGTCGCCTCGCCGCCAGTTGAACCAGCTTTATAGGTCGTGCCTGCGGCCAGCAGGAATCGATCTTTAAGCTGCACCCACGTGCCGCCAAACAAGGTCTTCGGGTTTGTACTGCTTACGCTCATGTAGATTGCCCCGACCGGGTACACCTTGTCGAGCACCGTACTGACATCGACTCCGCCTGAGCTTGCGCCGATATCGGATTTTAGCTCTGCCGGCGTCCGGTAGTACATCCATCCGCTGTCGTCCAGCACGGCGATCTTGCCCGGCGTTTTGCCCAGATCAGTCGCCGCTGTGGATTGCAGCCATGTACCGGTGAAATACTGCCCGGAGACATTGCCCGTAAAAGTTCCTCCCGCCTTGTCCATCTTGCCGGACAGCGCGGATTTTACAAGCTGGATCAGCTTTTTGATTGCTGCACTTCCGCTTGCCTGCACGCATCATCCCCCCCGTCAGACGGAATTCCAGAGCGTCTGCACCTCGTCCGCAGTCAGCTCCGTCAGGTCGATCGTGCCCGCAAGCACGTCCCACTTGTAGCTGCCGCTGCCAGTGTCCACGCACACAACGTTTGTGCCCGCTTCATAGCTATGTCCTGCGCCCTCGACGAATGCCGCCGTGGTCGTAAACGCGTCGACGATGTTGTACACCCAGCCCTTATTTCCGGCCGCCGCCGTCGGCAAAGACGCGAAAGCGATCGACCCCTTCGGTACGTATACGCCCGTGATCGCACTGCTGATGGCGGCCTGCACCTGATCTGCCGTCTGCAGGCCGGAGACCTTGTTCTTCACAAACTCGACGGTCGCTGCGTAGTTGGTCTGGCTGTCCGTAGGTGTTGCAACAATAATGCTCCCACGTTTCAATCCGGCATTGTCCGCTGTTGCCCACACGGCCATCGCCGACACGTCGCTGTCATCCGGAACGACATCCACCAATACCGGGTTATCTTCCGTAGACCCCGCTGCGTTCAATTGCAGCATTTTGGCCGAAATATTGTTCCCGACATCAATGCTGCCTTCGACATACGACGAGTCATTGACGCGCAAAAAGCCAGTCAGCGTTCCGCCAGTCTTGTCCAGCTTGCCATCCAGCGCCGCGGCCGCGTATGCCTTCGTCACCGCATCGTCGTCCTCGGTCGGTGTGCCAACCTTCAGGCGCGCCTTTGCCCGCTTATCGCCGTCCGGCACAGTCACCTCCACGGCACCCGCACCAGATACGTTGATGCTGGCGTTTGCTCCTGCGACCCCGTTGTCGTGCAAGGCAAGAACCGGCGTACTCACGGACTGGGCGTTAATCCCGCCGCTCGTCGTAAGCCCCTTGACAGGTTCAAAGTCCCCGTTCACTTTCAGATTTCCGGTAATCGTGCCGCCAGCTTTGTCCAGCTTCCCACTCAACGCCGTTTTAATCAGCTGCATCAACTTGTTCAGGGCGTTCTGCCCTGCGTATTTCGTTGCCATAGTTCTCCCCCTAAGCGTTATTCCACATGGAAATGATTTCGAGGATCGTCAGCTCTTCATCCTCGTCCACCGCGCCGACGTTTTCCGGTTTCAATTGCACATTTCCGGCGCCATCCGGCAGCACACGGTTGACGCTCTGCACTGTGCCACCTCCGCCGCTTCCGCCGGTCGGCGTGCGCCAGCCCGTGTCATAGTCGCTGTCGGACAGCTTCGTCAGCGCCTGCCCGGTCGTTCCGCCGGGTGGCACACCGACACCGGGCGGCCCCGGCGGCCCTTGCAGCAGGGCACCGCCGAGGCGAACCGTCAACGAAAACCGGCCGTTCGCCGGTACGACCGCGGGCATTTACAGCACCTCCTCGCTGAGGGCATCCGCGACCTTCGCTTTCAGCTCGTCGATCACGCCTATCACCATGCCGCCCGGAAACTGCACACGCACGTCTACGCGGATGGTCTCCCCCTCCGGCAGCTCGAACGTCTCTTCCTGCGTTACCGGCACGATGAAGCTGCCAAGCGCGTCGTTGTAGGTGATCTGACCCGGGTACAGCTTGCGAATTGTGTCCCCGACATAGACCTCCACCTGCTCCACGTCATCCGCGTGCAACGCCGCACCGTTGAGCTGGATCTCCAGCGGAATGCCGTAAGCGTCACCCTGTTTAATTACAACTGCCATTGCTTTTCACCTCATCACGAAACAAAGTACAGACCATGAATGGAGATCCCGGCTGTGTCGGCTGTGACATCATCCGGGAGTACAACGCAGAGCGCACGCTCGTTCGATGCCAACAGCGTCGTGAACACCGGTGCACTCACGTACTTCGTTGTACCTGCCGATTTGTATGACACGTATGCGCTGTAACACCCATACGTTGTAAAAGCGTATCCGCCGGTGCCGGACGCGGTAATATACACGCGTTTTCTCTTTACGTCCGCGTCTGACAAATTCAAAAACCGTGCGCCGAAAAACACCGCTCTGAGTGCAACCGCAAATTTGCACCAATGCGTGGAGAGCGTGCACGCGGTAGACGTAGCCGAGAATGTCAGCTCGTCGACCGGTATGTCCTCCTGCAGCGCACCGCTCGTAAAATGTCTTTTCTGGATCGCTCCGCTTTTGATCTTTTCGCTCGTCACTGCTTCCTCTGCGATCTTCTCCGTTGTGATCGACGCATCTGCGATGCCGCCCTGCGACACGCCAGCGATCTGGCTCTGCACGTTCTCGATCGCATCCTGCACGTTATCAGCGTTGACCGCGGTCGTCTTTTCAAAGCCGACGTTTCTTGCCGCCGTCGCAAGCCCCAGCTCCTGAATCAATCTCTTGAGTGCTCCCATCACTGTTTTTGCGTCCGCGTCAAACTGCGCTTTGAGCGCCGCGGCCCTCAGCCGCTCGATGCGGTTCGGGTAATTGCTCAGCTTCGAGATCGTGCCGAGCACATCATCAGGAATTGTAAACGCCATTTGTGGCCTCCTTCTTCTCCCGCCCTTTCTCCGGGCAAGCTGCATTCCTGCATACATAAACCGCCGCGCCGTCTTCGTCCCTGCGCAGCAGTACCATTTCAATGCCGCACGTTTTGCACGTCACATCATCACGCCCCCTTCGTCCTGCGGCGACAGGTAGCTTTCCGGCACAAGGCCACCCGTCTGTGTCTGTGTGAGTCCGCCCTCTGTTGCTGCCTGCTGTGGCGTTTCAAACTGCTGGCGCCAGCCGTCGATGATCTCCTGCTTCTGCGGGATATCCAGCACCTCCAGCTCTGCCGCCAGCACCTTGTAGTTCTGCGCGGTTACGTTCATGGCCGCCAGTCCTTCCAGCGCCTTAAGTGTCGCCTGCTTGCTGTGCACGATTCCGTCGCCTGCCGAAACGATCACGTCCACGCGTGGCCAGTAGTCATACTCTTCGCGCACGATCTGCCCGCTCACGCTGTCCACGATCGCCGGCATCGTCTCCGTGTAGTTCCCGGACAGATAGTCAAAGCTCACGTCTGGCTCGCCTTTTTTCTTCGAGCCAATATAGATGTGGCGCGTCGTATCGTAAAACTCCTGTACGCTCCAGTCGATCAGCTCGTACAGCCGCTCGAATCCGGCCGTTCGGTCCGCGGTCTTAATGTTGGCCTGCTCTTCCGCGTCCGAGCGCAGCATGGCCAGCGCTGTAGCCGTCGTCTGCCGCGTCGTCTCCTTGCCCTGGCTGCTGTCAAAGTTTCGGTTCGTGCGTTGGATCTGCTCCGTGATCCATGCTACGCTGTCCGCCGCGTTGCGCAGCGGCTGCAGTCCGCCGAGCCGCTGCACGCCGCTCAGCCGCCCATCGCGCACGACGATCTCGCCGCCCGGACGGTTGTCCAGCTCCGCCCCATCAGCCAGCGCGTTTTCCTCGCGCACGATCACGTCGTTGGACATCATCGCGTCATTGAGCTGCGCCATGGCGAGTTTCCGGTCGCCCATGTCGATCAGATCCATGATTGCAAACAGCTCCGACTTGTTGTAAAACTGGTTCTCGTCCCGGATACGCCAGTAGTGCACGAACGGGAACAGGTGGTTCTGCCGGCAGGTGTTCTCCCAATAGTTCGGGATGTACTTCACTTCGTGACCGCCCACAATGATGGAACAGGCGACCGCCCCCGCCGGCACGCGCACACCGTTTTCCTCCGTCTCCTTCGGCTGCTTGAACCAGTGCTCGAGCACCGTCACCGTGTCGTCGTCCTCGTTGATGGAGGTCGACAGGTCGAACAGGTTCAGATCCTGCGCATAGTCGTTTGACAGGATGTGTTCCGGCTCCATGCCCAGCTCCTCGATCGCTTTGCCGTACTGCTGCACAAATGCGACTTTGTGCATCCGGTACAGGTGAAACACATACTGCCCCGCCTGCAGGCCGCGTTCTCTCGCCGCCGGATCTGGGTAGATGCTCTCGACCGGCACATCATCCACGCGGATGTCGCCCTCGTTGACGCCAGTCATCATCGTCGGATCCCAGAACACTTTCCAGAACGCGTCCCCCAGCTTGATCAGCCTGCGCTCGTTCGCCGTGTTTTTGTCCTTCAGCCGGTTGTTGTCGCACACGAACCGCGCCGCGTATTCACGCTCCTTCGCCTTCTGCGGGTCCATGCCGTCGTCACGCCCGCGAAACTCCGGCTCCGGCACCGTCGCGCAGATCTGGCTTTCCACGTGAATGAACGCATCCGGCATCACCGACGGCGCAAATGGCATCTCCGCATCGGCATATGCCTCCTGCGTCTCGCCCGTGATGTCGTGGATGAAATTATAGTAGTCGTTGTAGCGCTCCCAATCCCGCTCGGTCGCTCTGCGCGCGCTCTGCGCCTTGCCGAACAGCGCCTGAATGGTCTGCTCCCTGTGCTCCCGGTCAGAATAGTCATAGCCGGTCACTGCCGGCCGCTCCCTGTCTTTCTTCCGTTTCAGCATATCCGCTCCTTATCGCTTCGCAAAGTTTCCGGCCACATAGTGCTTCGTAATTGCAAACACGCCGAACCCCTGCTCGTTTTCGTGGTTCACCACGATGATCTGCAGCCGCTTGTACTTTTTCACCTTCGTGTTGAGCATGATGTCCGTCGGCCCGTCGTATGTCTCGAACGTAAAATCCGTAAAGTCGATATCGCCCCAGTTGAAGATCGACCGATATCCGGACGCCACCAGCTTCTCGGCGTCCTCGTCCTTGACGACGTATACCGTTGCGCTGGTCTTCTGGTGCGGCTTGATCGTCACGCTCGCACCGCGCTTGATCATCGTCTTGAGCACCGTTGCGTCTCCGTCATCGTCCACGCGCGTTGCCCAGATCGCCTCAATCGCCTTCCCGTCATCAGAAAAACGGCGCATATCGTCCCAGTCACTCGAGAACCTGCAAATCCGTCCATCATCTGTCCCGAAATACAGGTGCTCGTCCGCTCCGTCCTTGCGCACCATCCAGCACACGGCCGGAATACCGTCCCAGTAGTACCCCTCGTAGATGTAGTCGCTGTTGCTCGCCCGGCGGTAGCTGCGCTCTTGCCGGCCGTCGAGCACATATACCACGCCGCCGCCAACGGCCAGCAGGAACATGCCGTTCCACTGCACGGCCGTGCAGTCTGCAATCCCCCGCTCCTCCGTCAGCATCGCGTTGAGGTACCAGCTCCGGTTTTGCGTCACGCGCCCGGAGGCGTAGTTGCTGCTCACCAGCGCATAGATCCCCGTCCCGCTCACAAACATTGGCTCATCGAGCAGGTTGGCAAAGCATCCCGTGCTCACCGCGCCGACGCCTGCCAGCGCCGCCTGCACGGTAAACACCGCCTTGCCGTCGCTGTCGAGCGTCCCCTTACGGATCCACACGCTGCTGTCCTGTGCGTTCTCTTCTTTTACGATGCCGAGATATTCGCCGATCCGGCAATAGCCCATGATCTTCACGCCCTCGAGCCCGACGGCGCTGTAACTCAAATCGGGGATATACGTCGGGTCGTTCACGGCGCTCGTCCAGTCCAGGTTCGGGTGCTCCGGGTTTCCGGACAGCACGATGCGGTTCGTCGCGTTGATGCCGTATGCCGTGATGATCGTGCATTTCCCGATCCTGTCGGCATAGCCGCTCACGGTGTGCGGGTACTGGATGCGGACGTTGTCCTCCTTGCCGGCCGCCGGCGCTTCCGGCGCCGCTGCGAAAGCCACGGTTCCGGCCGTCCGATCTGCCGTCCAGCCGCTCGGTATCTCCGCGCCGTTGACCCACACACGCACGTCGCCTTCGGCGTCGATCACGTCGTCAAGCTGGTACACCGTGCTCGTCCCGTCCGCCAGAAACCGGTTTTCCCGGTATCTGCCCAGCAGGTTGATGTCCTCATATGGCTCGCCGCCGCCTGCCGGTTTGCGGGCGATCACCGTCACCGGGATATACACGTCGTCGCTCGCCGTGATGTCCGTCACCGTCGTGCCGTCGTAGCGCAGCAGCTCCCCGCCTGTCACGATCCACAGCTTGCCGCCCAGCAGCACGCCCTGGCTCCTTCCGTCGTGGAGCCCGGCCATCAGCTGCACCGGCGCCGCGTCCGTGTCGTCCCAGCTGTACAGCTTCGTCCCGATGTGGGCGACGGATTTCTGCATGCCGCCGAAGTTTGCCGTCCACATCCCGTGCACGGCTCCGCCGCCCACCTTGTGCAGCGTGCGCCAGCCGCAGCGTTTCTCCGGCATCCCGCCGGAATCTGCAACCATGTTGGTGCAAAGGGGGCTTCTCCGTCGGTCGACCAGGCACGGGTCCGTGGAAAAGTCCACGCCCTTGAACGTGTTGTAAATCGTTGTCTTGATATCGACTCCGCTCCTGCTCGCCATTGGTTAAGCCCCCCTGTAAAAGCTGTTTGTCACACCGCCGCCGCTTGCGCTGCCCGGAATGCGCGTGTCCAGAGATTGCAGCATCCGCTCGAACTGGTTCATATAGGCCGAGTAATCCACCACCAGATCCGGGAACAGATGCTGCGCCGCCACGAAAAACGGCATGGCCTGCGCGGCGTCCTCCGCCACCTCGAATTCCGTGTCGTCGGTCGTCTCCGCGTTGATTGTCTCAGGGATCTTGAAGTACTCCACCTCAATCGTCCCGGCCGTGTCCCGCTCGGGGATCACGATCTTGCTGCCCTTCCACCGGTATTTCCCCGTGACCTTCCCGTCGCGCCACACGCGGTACAGTCCGCCGAAGTTCCCCGGCATGCTGTATTCTGTCTTCCCTGCCGTGCGGTTGATCGTCTTCACGGCGACAATGCGCTTGACCATGGCCACGCGCTTTTGCGCGATGTCGAAAAAGTCCGCCAGCTTCAGTTCGATGTCCTTGTCCTCTGTCAGCTCACCGCCCGAGGAGTATTCATCCAGCAGCTCATAGACTTTCTTCTTTCCTTCGCCCAGTGTCATTTCTTCTTGCCCCGCTTGATCCTCTGCACGGCTTCGGCATAGGTCATGCGCTTGCTCTTCGCCGGCTGCTGTTTTTTCTTCTTCATGCGTCCCTCCGTATACGGCAGCGCCGTCGGGCGCGTCTGCGCCCGGCGGCTTTGGTTGTCTCTATGTCAGGCCGGGTTCGAGAAGATGATCTGTCTCGCGTCGCCCCAGCCCAGGCCGAAATCGACGTAGCCCGTGAAGTTCTCCTTCAGCGGGTCGGTGTCGCCGTTGTCGAACACGGTCGGCCGCGTGATGTACACGATTTTGCACAGTTCCTTCATCAGGGTCGCATCGCAGATCGCCCACTGCTTTTTCGCAAAGCCCAGCGCGCCGCCTCCGATGACCATGTAGTGCAGGTCATACAGCGGGTTGGCCGCGTTCGTGTCGTCGGCCGGGTTGCCGGTCGGGCGCAGCTTCGCGCCGTCGCCGCAGATCTTCTTCGCCTCGGCCTCGAGGTCGGGGCTGACCAGCAGCGTGTTGTAGTCGGCCAGAAACGGCAGGCCGTCCGGCGTCAGCAGCTTGCCGCCGACCGTCTGCGCCTCCGTGATGGCATCTACGCTCAGCGCCTTTTTGATCAGGTTGCTGTACGTGCCGGCCTCCGGGTCGGCGATGTACTTGCGGCCCTGGCTGCCCTTGCTGGCGCACGGGTGGTCAGTCGCGGCCCACGCCTTGCCGTCGCCGCCGGCATAGTCCGCGTTGAACGCGTTGCCGAACATGCGCAGCGCGTGGGTGTACACGGTCATCGCGGCCGAGTCGCCGAGGCGCTTGCCCACCTTTTTGCACTCGCCGGTTTTGTCGATCTTGGCCTGCTTGTAGCCGACCGGGATCGTCAGCGAGAACTCGCCCGGCGTGATGATGGTCTTGAAGCCGCGCTTCATGTCGCCCTTGTTCAGCTCGCCGGTATATTCGCGCAGTTCGCCGTAGCCGCCCGTGCCGGTCAGCTCGAAGTCCACGCTGCTGCTGTTCTCCTCGCCCATGATGGCGAGCAGCTTGTTGAGTCGGTTTGCATAGGCAAAATCGAAGGATTTGCCCACAAACTTGTAAAGGTCAGTTTTCCATGCCTGATCCATTTTGCTCCCCCCCCTTATCTCAGTGCGTGGCTCTTCGCCACGAGTCCGATCTCGCCGTGCACGAGGTCGATCTGCACGACCTTCACCGGCAGAGCCGCCGTCGCCGTCAGCACCAGCGCCTGAATGTCCGCGTCAAAGTTGCCCTTGGCGAACATCAGCGGCGGGAAGATCATGTACTTGTCGCCCTCGCAGATGGTGCCGCCGCTCGCGGTCGTGAGCGTCTTGCTCGTCGCCGTAAAGTCGGTGATGCGGCGCACACTGCCAAGCTCGTCGGTGTTGGTGCTGCTCGCACCTTTTTCGACCAGCACGATGTAGCCGCCGTTGAGGTCGTCGTCCGCCAGCGTCGCAAGGTCAGTGCTGACAAAGGTCGTCGCGCTGCCGCTGGTCGCGGCCATCACCGGTGCCTTGCAGCGCATGATCATGCCCGGGTCGTCGTACACGAGGATCTTCGTGCCGTTGCTGCGCGGGTTGATCGCATCCTCGGCGCCGCTGTGGTTCTCCTTTGCCACGCCGAGGATCGCGCCGGTCTCGGCGGCCGTCGCCGCCACGACGAGGCCCTCGGCCAGCTTCACGACCTGCCCGGCCTTGATCGCGGTCGTCTTCGCAATGTCGTATTCGTGAACGCCGAAGGTAAAGCCGCCGTCCACGTTCTGGTATGCTCTCATGTGTTTTTCTCCTTTCAGCGCTCCAGGAACTCTTTTTCCGTCATTTTCAGCTCCGGATTGTTGCGGTTCCACGCCTCGAGCGTCTCGCGCTGCTCCGCGGTCAGGCCGCCCCCGGTCGAGCCCGTGCCGTTGCCGGCACCGCGCGCATTGCGGCTGCTCGCTTTCGCGGCCGTTTCCTCCGCCACCGAGCCGACGAGGTCCAGATAGTCCTGATACAGGTCAGCCAGCGGCTCCACGCCGTAGCGTTTCCCGCAAAACCGCCGGAACTTTTTGTTCTCGTCCAGCTTCGTCAGGTCGACCTTCGGGAATTTCTCCATGAACGCCTTCGCGTCCGCCATGATAAACGCGCGCCGTTCGTCCTCCTGCTTCTTCGCGTCGGCCTGCTCCTGCAGCTCCGCTCGCTTCTGCGCGGCGAGGCGCTTGTCCTCATCCTCCCGCCGGATATCCTCTTCGGTGCGCTGCTCGTCCTGTGCCCGCTGCCGGATCTGCTCATCGTGAAAACGCTTGGAATAGTCCTGGAATTCCTTCCAACTGCCAAACGGCTTCCCGGTATACGGGTTCGGGATGCCCGTCGCCGCGATCTCCTCGTCGAACTTCTTGCGCATCCGTTCCTCGGTTTCCCGTTCCGCCTGCTTGCGTGCGGCCTTCGCCGCCGCGTTGAGCTCGTGCGTCTGCTTCCGGCCCCGGTCGCCGTCGCCGGGTTCTTCCGCGCTTTCGGCCGCGCCGCCTTCCGTCTCCGCCTGCTCCTGCCGGTCTTCGTTCCCGGCTTCCCCGCCGTCCTGCACTTCGGTCTCGTCGATTTCGTCAGTGATCGGGTTTTCGTTTTCCATGGTGATCCTTTCGTTTGCCGGTGTCCGCCGCGGCCGCGAATTTGGCATAGGTCTCCCCCAGCCTGTCCCCATCGTACATCGCGCACCCCCTCGGGATTTCGTCAGCTTTTTTGCACACGCATAAAAACAGCGGCTCGCATTTTCTGCAAGCCGCTCGCGGTTGTTTTCGCTATCATAGCATCTTCCGCCGTCTCCTGTGTTCCAGCTGCACGATCAGCTTCTCGTGCTTTTCCTCCGGCCGCTCGTCCACCGTCTGGCGTCCCTGCTCCCGCGCCATGTGGCAGATCGCTGCCGCCATCACCAGGTCGTCGTGCTCTCCGGCCATCGCCTCCGGCCGGTCGTGCTCGTTTCTGGCAAATACCATCATCTCGCCCAGCGTCCACTTGCTGCGCACCAGCTCCGGCACCTCGTCCATCACGCTCCACAGGTTGGCCAACGCCACCGGCCGCGTGCTTTTGTCCGTCCGCCATCCGTTTGCGTCCATCAGCTTGGCCGCCTTTTTGTCGAATCGTTTCCGGCGGTAAAGGTTGGGATATGCCCACTCTTCCAGCTTCAGTTCCACATAGGTTGAAAAGTTGATCTCCACCGCCAGCAGCGCGTTGTTGTAGTACCGCCCCAGGCAGTATAGCTGCCGCGCGTATGCCGGCTCGCTCAAATCCTTCTGCAGCTCCGCGCATTGCCGTCCGTCCGCGTTGTCGATCAGAAACGCCGTGAACCGGTCGCTTCCATCCCCCGCCGTGTCGCATCCGGCCACATACGGGTGCCCGTCCTCCGGCTCTTTCCATATGCGCACGTAGCCGTTCTTGTTCTCTTGCCACGCCACGTTCTCCGGTTTCCCGTCGGCCGCTTCGGTGTATGTAAAATATCCAACATGCTTCGGCTCCGGCGCCCGCTCCCGCAGCCGCTCAAGGCTTTCGTTGTCGAAAAACGGCCGGCCCGTGAACAGAAACGCCTCCTGCGGATTACTCGGGTACTCCTGCCGGAATTTCTGCACGTCGCCGCCGCAGTTTGCCTTGATGCACCAGCGCCGCCATTGCAGCTGCTCGTCGTCCAGCCCATAGTCTGCGCGCATCTGCTCCTCATCCTCTGTCCATTCCGTTCCCGGCGGCACCGGCCGCCGATAGTCCGGGTCGAGGTACCATGCCAAAAACACCGGTCGGAATGCGTTTTCGCCCGACACCGCGCCGTCCCAAAACGTCTTGAACTCATTGTATCCGTTCGCCGTGCTCTCCATCACCACGCACGTGTCCTTGTCGTCCGGCACGGCCTGCAGGATGCCCAGCATGTTTTCCGTCATGTTCGGCCAGAACGCGCTCTCCGAGCAGTGCACGTTGCGCAGCGTGAACGATCTGCCCACGCCGCGGCTTCCAGCCGTCACGCAGCGGATGCGGCTGCGCAGCCCCGGATTGCGTTTTTTCTCCACGGGATCCTTCGTCGGATTTTCAAACACCAGCTCCTGCGCGTTGCTGGCCTTCAACATCGGCTTGATCTCCGGCGGCAAATTGTCGTAAAAGAGCTTGTTCATGTTGAACAGGTTCGTCGTCGCGTCCTCCACGTGCGCCACGATCAGCGTAAAAACGTTTGCGCGCGTCGCAGCGTCGGCGAAAAACAGCCCCTCCACCTCCGTGCTGGTGCCCAGCTGCCGCCCCTTCAGGATGATGAGACGCACGGGCCGCCCAGCGTCGTGCTCTTCCTTGATGATCTGGTACAGCATCTCCTGTGCCGGCTTCAGCCGCAGCGGTATAATGCTCCCCTTCTTGTCGCGGATCTTCAAAAAATGCTCGCAGTATTGCTTTGGATTCCGGATGTCGATCACTCAAAACTCCCTCCCGTCGTCCGGAAGGCTCTGCAGGAATTCTTCCACGCCCTTTCTCGTTTCGCCTTCCTGCTTCGGTGCCTGCCGGAACATGCCCATGCTCTCGCCGATCTTGCCCAGCGCATTCAGTGCGCCCTTCGCGTCAAAATTCCACGTCCCGTCCGGCACCCATGCTTTCTCGTCGCGGTCCCACTCCAGGTGCGGCACTGCCTCCATGCATCGGTTGTACACCTCCAGCAGCTGGTTGCCCACCCACTCCGGCGTGATCCCCTGCCGCTTGTACAGGTCGATAGCCCGCGCCCGGCGGTATGCAGCGATCTTCGGCAGCTTGAGCATCCGGCTCGCCTGGCTCTCTGCTGTCTTGGCCGAGTACCCGGCGCGGATCGCCGCCTCCTTCGGCTGCCCGTCCCGCTCCAGCTCCGCCACAAAGCGTTTTTGCTGCTCGGTCAGCATCCGCTCCAGCTCCGCCAGCGGCAGGTCATAGACGTCCCGCTCGTCACCACGCATCATAAAATCGCCTCCTCAATCTCGTCAATGTCTCCTGGCTCAGGCCGTACTCCATGCACGTCCGCTCCCACGAGATGTCCGTCGTCAGGTACGCCAACAGCGCCTGCGCGTATTCCGGCCCTGCGGCCGCGCACAAGCGTCGTATTTTGTCCTGTGTCTTTTTCGGCTGGCGCGCGAAATTTCGGCACGCGAAAAAGATTGCCCCCTGCTCGTCGTAGCTCTTGCTCACGCTCCGCAGCCGCTTGAATTCCTGCTTCATAGCCGCAGCCTCATTCGCTTCGCGCTCGGCCGATCCGGCATGACAGCGCGGACATATCCGTACCGCAGCCCCGTTTCCTCGTCGTCGATGATCGTCTTTTCTTTTACCAGCGCCCCTTCCGGCGCCTGGATGCCGTCCACGTCGCGCACGATCACAGGTTCCGTGTATATCGGTTTTTCCAATCCGCGCGAGCTGCTCCATTTTTTTGCGTGTGCGTCCTTGCATGCGTTGGATACCATGTAGCGCGCGATGCCGGTGTAGTCTCCCCGGCCGTCGAGCAGGGTGTAGCCGCACTGATCCTCCGGCCAGTACCGCGTCACCACTTCCCACGCCGCGCGATCCATCACAAGGTGGTGGTGCAGCCGCACCTTTTTGCCTGTGCGCGGGTCGGTGTCGCTGGTCGTCAGCACATAGCGCAGGCTTTTTCCCGTCTCCTTGCGGTATCGGCTGCCGACATTGCGCAAGAATTTGCTTACTTCCTTTTTCGCAGCCTCCATATCCTCCGGCAGCCGCTCGTCGCTGTACTTCAGCTGCAGCCACAAATCGCCTGCCCGAAAGTTGCAGTTGATGATCCTCGCCAGACGGCGGACTGCCTCTTTCTCGTTCGCCGCGATCTTTCTCGCGCTGCTGTTGCCGGCGATCCGCTTTGATCGACTTTTGCGGCCCATGCGCGTCCGTGGCGACACATCCAGGATGCATCGCCGCGTCTCGACGCAGCGGCCGGACACGATGTGATACTCCACCAGCTTTCTCATCCTTTCTTCCTCCGTTTTTCAACCGGCTTTCCCGGCCGCATTTGCTATCGCGCGCACACGTCCGCGACACGGTTGACGTTTTTCAACTCCTCACGCTCTTCGGCGGCACGCAGTTAAGTTAGCCGTTAAAGGGCCCGGAAAGATACGCGCGCACGCGCGTATAAAATTAATGTGTTTTTGCTGTTTCGTTCTCATTTCCGCGGCGCGTCCGGCGCCGCAGAAATCAACTCGAAATCCTGCACAATTCCCACACCAATTTTTGTGCATCCATACAAAACCACTAATTTGGCGCATTCCCGATTGACATTCCACCATTTAAGTGGTATATTAGAATCACAAAAGGGAAAACACGACAGGCCGCAAGGCCGGAAAGGAATACACTATGAAAAACATCGAAGCCACCAAGATCGCCGAGGCGCTGCGCAGCGCCGACACCTGGGACATGGACCTCGCCCGTGAGCTGTGCGCTCTGGCCGGCATGGCCGAGGCGTTTGACGCCGCCGACGGCGACACGTTTGAGCCCGTCATCTACGCGGCTGCTGATAAGCTGGGCGTGGAGGTCATCTGACCTCCCGCGCCAGCGGATCACACCATCATCTGCACCGGCGAAGCCGGAGAAAAGGGAAACAAGACAGGCCGCGAGGCCGGAAAGGACTATACCATGGCAAAAGCAACCGCAACCTGCACGTGCGCCAAATGCGGCGCAACGTTTACCCGCACCAAGATCTGCTACAACCGCCGCGATGCAGACAGCTGGGAGGATTGGGCGGTCGCCCACTTTGATGAGTGCACTGCCTGCTACACCGCGCGCAAAGCGGCGGAGCGCGAGGCGGCCGCAGCAGCAGAGGCAGAGCTGCCCCTGACGCTGCACATGACCGGATACCCGGACAGGCGTGACACGCCGGTCGTCCTGTTTTTTGGCGGAGACACCGTGCCGCGCAAGGATGATATCAAGGCGCTCGGATACCGCTGGGTCTTTGCGGATGACTACATTACCTATGGCTACAGTGTCCGGCGCGGCGAGCGCAAGTGGATCAAGGTCGTCCCGCAGGAGGACGCCATCAGCGAGATCGAGCGCGCAAAGGAGCTCGGCGCCGCAGTCGACAGCCGTTTTATCGACATGGAGTATCTTGCCAAGCAGGCCGCCGGCAAGAGCGAGCGCGTAGCGGCCGCAGAGGCGTCCGGCATCACGGAGCCGACCAAGCCGGGCTGCTACCCGGAAGGCCGCTGGAACGGCAAAATTTACGGCAAGGCGGAGTATGGATACCGCATCTATGTCGACAGCGCCGAGGTGCGCATCAGCGGCGATGATGCCGATGCACTCAAAAGATATGCCAAGGCTCTTGCGGCCTGGCGCGAAGCAACAGCAGCAAAGGAGGCAAACCATGACTGACAAGCAGTTTTATCATGCCTTTCGCGAGGCGCAGCAGTACAGCGACCCGGACGCCTTCGCGTCCGACGCCGCGCTGTCCGACATCTTTCCGGGCGTCGCGCCCGAAGATCTCCCGGCACTGGCCGATGAGCTACGACATGTCTGGCGCTATGCGCACATCACCGTGCGCGAGATCGTACAGCACACCGGCCTGACACAGGCAAAATTTGCGCAGCGCTTTGTGATTCCGCTGCGGACGATTGAGAACTGGTGCACGGGCGCATCCGAGTGCCCCGCGTACACCCGCCTACTGCTTGCAAAGCAGTGCGGACTGTGACGGGGGTGATACGATGGACCAGTATAGCAAAATCATGACTGCTTACCGGCAGCACAAGTCGATGCGCGCCACAGCAAAGTCACTTGGCATCAGCTATCAGACCGTCCGTCGTGTGCTGATCACGGCGGGTCTGTACACGTCGCCCCGCGTGGAGCGCATCCGCGAGCTGTCCGCGGCCGGCATGCCGCCACAGGACATCGCAGAGATGCTGGGCATCACATGCGGCGCAGTTGTTGCCAGCATGCCATACCCGCACGGCCCGCGTGCCGACTGGCCGGTGTCCCGCAACGCGCTTGCGATCCGTAAAACGCGCGCAAAAAAAGCCATCGAAGGAGGCGATACAGATGCGTGACCGAGACACCCCGCTGCCGCTGCTGCGCAAGTGGCTGCGCAGTTGCCCGGATGCCTATCGCCAGCTGGACAGCTGTGCGACCGCCAACGGCGAGGACGGCTTTTCGTGGCCGGACTACTGCCCGCTGCCGATCAATGCCGCCTACACCTACCTTACCTACGCCCGCGGCCGGAGCGACCTGGATGCCGCAGCCATGTCGGCGGAGCTGACGGCCTGCTGGGCGTGGCGTCGCAGCCGCATCATCTACGCCGTCGACGACGACATGGCCGAGATGCTTTTTGCCCAGGCGGAGGACATGGCGGACACCGACGTCCTGCCGGTCGACCTGCTGCTGCACCTGCCGTACCCCTGCATCTATGTCAAGGCACACCACCCGGAGCTTCCCGGCGTCGACGGCTTTTTTGCATGGATTGACTACGATGTAAACTGCGCGTCCACGGAGCTGCGCGTGCAGTGGGTATACGATGATATGCAGGGCACCGTCCCGCAGGTGCTGCACCTTGTGCCGTCAGGCACGATCGGCGACTGCGTGCGGTCCACGCTGGATCGCACGCGCGAAAACGTCGGCGTCGACATCAGCACCGTCTCAGGCTTCGCGCCCCTCGGCCGCATCATCCTTGGCGTGATCCAGATCATCCTGTACATCGTCTCCGACGGTGCGGACATCGCCGCTGCACCGGATCACAAGCACACGCAAAAGATCCCGCGCAAGCCCGACGACGTCGGCAAGGCCAGCACCGTCGACCTGCAGTATGTCGGCGTGCGCATGGGTGCGGCCATCCGCGGCGCCAGAGCACGCGCAGATGCAGACGAGGCTGACGCTGCCGGCAGCACGCCCGGCGGAAAAAAGCGCCCGCATTCCCGCCGCGGTCATTGGCATCACTACTGGGCAGGCCCGCAGGATGACCGCCGCCTGATCCTCAAGTGGACGGCGCCAACATACGTCCACGCGGACGATATGCCGCCGGACGGCGAGACCGTCATCTATCCCGTGCGCAAATAGCCTGCAATCAGGGCAATCCAGTTTTAACTTGCCGGTAACTTGCCGGTAACTTGCTCTTCTGCCACGGCAGCGAACCGCTGCCGTGGCATTTTGTTATCCGTGCGTTTCCGTGCGTTTCCGTGCGTTATCCGCGCGTTATCCGCGCGTTATCCGCGCCCGTATTTGTGGTTGTTGCGCGCCGCCAGCGCCAGGCTTGCATCCGTCACCTTCTGCTCGCGGGCGCGCTCAGCGATCCGCCGGTCGCACTCCGCCCGCGCCGCCAGATACGCCGCGCACATCGCGTGGCATCGCTGCCTCCGCTCAGTGCATCCCTTACAAGGTCCCACTTGCATAGCTCATCGCCTCCGTCAGCTCGCGGATCTGTTCACGCGGCTCCAGCCTTCCTCTGCACGACAGCCATGCCTGGCAGCTTTTTGGTTCACACATCCAGCGCTTGCACGTCTCAGCATCACGGCCCAGCGGCGTGCGCGGCACCTTGCGTTCCTTCCATTCCGCCAGCAGCCGGCCGGCCAGCACCTTTTCCAGATTCCGCACCTCCATCTGCTCCTCCAGTCTCCGGATGTGCTCCTCCTTCAGTTCCGCACGCACCTGTTCCAGTTCCGCACGCACCTGTTCCAGTGCGCGCATCGCGCTTTCCATGTTCTCCTTCGCTTCTTCTGCTTCGGCGCGTTCCGTTGTCAGTGCCTTGCTGGCTTCCGCGCTCCGCCGCTGCTCATACTCCATGTCCATTTGCTCGCGGATCGCTGCCTCATTTGCGCTCTTGGCCACCATCTGCCAATACCTCACCGGCAGCAGCACGCGCATCGCCAAATGCTTTGCGCACAGCCGCCCGCGCGGGATCTCTTTTCCGCAAAATTCGCACACGTTCATACTTTCGCCTCCCCAGCCGCGAAAACGTGCGGCTTTTTTATGTATTCGCAGTACGCCTTTTCCAGCATCGCGCCCGGGCTGCCGCGCCAGTCCGGCAAAAACAGCACCGCATCCGCGATGTCGATCATCGCAAAGCACACCCGCATGTAGTCCTGCGCCGTCATTCCCTCCGGCTGCTCCGCCGGGTTGAGTGGGATGCAGCCCATTCCGCACACCGTTTCCGCCGCCCGGCGGAACTTCGCGCGGTATCCCTCGTCGCCGGTGATCTTCCCGGCGATGTAGATCTTGGTCAGTCGTCGTCCCACGCCACCCAGCTTGTCAGCGCGAGTGCCTGCCACATGGCCGCCGCATTTTCCAGCGTCTGCGCCGTGAACGTCTCCTCCGGCGTGTCGAAGCGCATCACCGTGCCGAGTGCATCCGTCGTTGCCTCCCGCGTCATGGTGACAGCCGCCTGCGCATCCTCCGGCAGACCGATGATCTGCCGGTCGCGTGTCTGCCACAGCATTGTGCTGCCGTACATCAGTGGCGTCGCCTTGACCTCTCGCGGCCCGTCCACCTGCATCTCCTCGCCCAGGCGCTCCAGTGTCACGTCCAGCATCGCGTGCTGCTCCGTCGACCCCCGCACCGTCACGGCCTCCTCCGTCGGGATCCGTCCGACCATCCGCACGATCTCCGCCAGCAGCTCCCTGCCGTCCGACCGCTGCAGGCTCTCCACCTGCGCGCTGTACGCCCACTTTTCGCCCAGCAGGCTCAGCATGCCCGCCGTCTCGCAGATCAGCAGCGCCCTGTTTTTTGCTTCCTTCGCCGCCAGCTTCGCCAGCCCCTTGTAGTGCATCATTCTTTTCGCGTCCCTTTCCATGCGACTGCATGTAGTATACGTGCTGCTGCACACTCTTCGGCGTGCGCCCCAGCGCCTCGCCCATCTCCTTGTAGGTCTTTCCCTCGCCCCACAGATACAGCAGCTTGGTTTCTTCGTCCTGTGTCCAGTCTTTTCGCGTTCTCGGCATTGGTTCTTTCTCCTTCGGTCGCCGGAGGTAATCCCCCGGCGTGATAAATTCCGCGCAGCCGTCCCCCCCTGGGCACGGCCTGCGCCGCTTTTCGTGCAGGATGTACAGGCACACCGTCCCGACTCCGCGCAGCCCCGTGGCGGACCCGTGGTAGCATTGTTCGCACGTGCTCATAGTTCCACCACATACACGCCGCCGTACCGCCGCCGTTCGCAGCAGCCGCACGTCAGCTTCCCGCGCACGTTCCCGGTGTGCTCCACCCGCTTGCCTTCCTGCTTCATCCGCTCTGCGCACGGCACACACAGCAGCATTTCCTGCTTCATCCGTCGTTCTCCTTCCATTCCGCCACCATGTCCATGATCTCTTTGCACAGCATGCTCAGCAGCGCGCCCAGCCGCTCGGTCTGGCCCATGTCCTTGTAGCCGTAGCTCTCCCTTTCGTCTGCGTCCACGCGGTAGAGCATCAGCTTCTGCGTGTCGTTTGCGTACATTTTTCCGACTTCGTTGTTCAAAAACGCCTCAAATTCTGCGTTCAACGTCGTCCTCCTTTCCCGGGCACCATGCCGGCCGGTATACCGGGCAGTCGTCCGTCGGCCTCCGGCCGATCACCGCGCCCCGCATCCGTCCCTCTGCCATGCACCGCGCCGCAGGGTATCCGCGCGGCCACGGCACCGTTTTCAGCTGCCGGCATCCGTTGCATCGTTTCCTTCCGTATTCGCGGATCATTTTCCGTACCGCACCACCACGGTCGGCTTGTTCCCGTAGTTCGTGTTCAGCATTTCGCGCAGCCTCGCCTCCCGGCGCTCCCGCGCGGCCTGCGCGATCGTTTCCATGCATATCGTTTTGCACATACTTTTCTCCTTTCTCCAGCCCTCTTCCGGGCACAGGCAGCGGTGCCTTTCCGCTGCCCGGCCCGCTCTCGCGGAATCAAAAAAAGAGGAGATGTTCCGGGTGTCCTGCACCCGGAAGAGGGTCGGTTTCTCTGATGTATCAGCCTGCTTCTCCGTTCCCGCGTTCCCCCGCGACATTCGCCAGATCACAGCGCACCCGAAGCTCCCCAGCAACGCACCCGCGATCCGGCACGTTGTATTTGCACACTTGGTTGCAAGCGCCACCGTCCATTCTCGCTCCGTAGCCACAAAAATCGTCCGGACCTTCGCAGTCGAGGTGGACTGAGCACCATCCCAGCCGCGGCTTATTGTAGGATCGGCAGTGACGGCAGTGCACCACCGGCGCAACGTCGGCGGCGGGCGCGCCTATTACCTCACTGCGCAAATCGCCTACCCAGCAACCTGCGCACATAAAGCCGTTGTGGTATTCCCCTGCCTCTTTGCACGGCGAACAATGCCGCTCTTCGATGTCTTTCAAAAACGTTTCTCGCTCGAGGTATTCAGCCATTGTCCAGCCTCTCTTTCAGCCGCTCCACTTTGCGCTTGCGCACGGAGCGCACATCCTCCGCGCAGCAAAACAGCATTTTCATTTGCTCGATCATAATCTCCACGTCGGCGATCTCCTCGGCAATATGCTCGAGCGAACCCCGTCCGCGCAAGTACTTGCACAGCTCCTTTTGCAGCTCGCTCATTTCCTCAAACACCATCGAAATCTGTAGGGTAGATCCGTAGGTGTCCAGCGCTCTCTGCAGCACTTCCGTTTCGTTTATGTACTCACCCATTCCGCTTCACCTTCTCCCCGAATGCCTCCAGCAGCTTCTCCGCAGCCGCTCGCAGCTTTGTCTGGTTCTCTCCGCTGGCCTTGGCGATCAACGCCAGCATGTCGTTCAGATTCCCCTGCACGGTGTCAAACACGATCTTGAACTGCGCCACCGTCACGTCGCTCATCTCCAGCTTCCGGCGCGCCTCCTGCAGTTCCAGCTTCAGGCCGTCGCGCTCTTTGGCCACGTCCGCCGCGGCGGTCTCCAGCTTGTCCGCGGCGGCCTTGGCCGTGGCCTCCGCCTGCTCGCGCGCCTTTTCCGCCTTCTGCAGCTTCTTCTCCAGCCGCTCGAGCTCTTTCTGCGCCGCCGCCTTTTCTTCCGCGCGCGCCTTGGCCACAGCGCCCTCGTCCACCTGCACGGCCACCTCAACCGGCCGGCTCTCCAGCGTGTGGATATTCTCCTGCAGCGCCCGGATCTGCGTCTGTGTCTCCTCCAGCTCCCGGCGGCGTGCCTCGGCCTCCTGCGCCGCCGTCTCGGCGTCCTTTTTCAGCCGCTCCGCCGCGCCCATCTGTTCCGCCAGCTTTTGCTCGTACAGATCCCGCTCGTCCTCGGCCGCCTTCTTCGCCTGGATCAGCTCGTCCAGTTCCCGCGCCGACATGTGCTCCACATCGTGCTCCTCGGCAAAGCTCTCCCGCTCGTTTTCCGGCAGTGCGAGCAGCCGCAAAGCGTTGGAAATGCTCAAATTATTCAACGTTGGGTAATTTGATTCCGCCCCAAAAAGGGTCTGCTGCTGCGCCCCGTATTCGCGGTACAGCGTCATAAAGCGCGATGCCGTGCTCTGGCTGAATTCCGTCTGCGCCTTCAGGTACGGCAGCCACTCCCCGTGGCCGATCATCTCCTTCACCTCGCACAGGCGGCGGCCGATCTCGATGCCGAACCACAGCGTCATCCGCTTTGCCTGCGCCGTCAGGCCGCGGATCTCCGCGCCCACGGTCTCCGGCGTCCTTGTCAGTTCATTCATGCCGTTTTCTCCTTTGCTTCCAGTATTGGCTGCTTCTGCTTGTTGCGGCGGCTGCCTGCGTGCACCCAGCCGAGCCATGCATCCAGGAACCACGCGTACCGCGCCTCCGGATCCTGCGCATGGTTATAGCCCTCGTTCTTGTATCCGTGGATCTGGCGGATCGTGTCCTTCCCCGTCAGCTCGATGGTCATCCACGGTCGCTCCGGCCGCTTCTCGTGCCGCAGAAACAGGATGGTCGTCTTCCCCTCGATATGGCGCGCGGCATAGCCGCCCACACAGTGGTGCAGCGTCTTGCCCTCGCGCACGATCTCGCTGCCGCTCTTCGGCACCACGATGCGCAAGCCGCTCAGAGCAAATTCATATTTCCGGCACAGCTTCTTATACCGCTTCGCATAGGCCGCAGTGGCGGCCTGGTCCTTCCGGATCTCCAGCAGCTCAGCCGCCGCGTCGTGCCGCTCCCGCAGATCCTTCGGCATGGCCACCGTCGCCTCCGTCAGGTCATAGCCCAGCTCGCGCGCCATGCGCAGATAGTCCGCCCACAGCTGCACGCCCGTCTTGTTCTCGGCATATCGCGCCGCCTTTTCCAGCTTCACGCCGGCCGTCTCCGCGCACTCCTTGCACGCTTCCACCATCCGTCCCCCGCCGAGCTGCCGGCAGAGATGGATGTACACGTCCGGCGTCAGCTCTGGCGCGGTCTCCCGCCAGCTTTTCAGCGTCTCAAAGTCTCCACCAGACTGCAGCCATGCGCGCGCCTCCGGCTTCGACATCCGCAGGAAGCCCGCCGGATTCGTCGCGCTCCAGTCCAACGTCTGCCGGTTCTTCAGGCTGTGCACCACAAGCTGTGTCACCGCGCCAGCGAGGCCGAGCTTCACGGCCATTTCGATCTGCGGCCACATCGCGTAGGCCGCCAGATACGTCACGGCCCACTTCACCGGCTCTTCTTCCCAGCGCTCCGCAAGCTCGTAGCACATCCAGTCCTCGATCTGGCAGTAGCGCCACGCTTTCGTCTCACTCAGCGCATCCGTGCCGATCACAGTATAGTCGCCCTGATAGCACGCCCAGCCCATCATGTTCGGTTGAAACGGCTCTGATACCGTCGTCTTCGCCTTCCAGTACGGCAGCGTCCACTCTCCGCAGCTCCATTCACGCGTCCGCTCCCACATCTGCACCGTCCCCGGCGCGAGATAGTAGGCTTTCTGCCCCCAGCAGTTCATGTCGTAGTAGATGCCGTCATAGATCAGGCCCTTCGTGTAGCTGATCTCGATCTGCATCGCCTCGATCAGCAGCGCGTCTCCGTCCCTGCGCAAAAATGCCACGTGCGTTTCTTCCCGCAGGGAGCGCATCTGCTCTCCATACTTGCCAATGGCATTCCACACGGCCACCTGCCCGCAAAACGGGCAGTTTCCCTCGCTACCGTGCTTCGGCCCGCGCTTGCCGATGATCCCATGCTGTCGGCAGCACGTTGCCCATGCCTCGCGTTCGTTGCCATAGGTCTCGAAAAACACGTGCGGCGTGAACAGATCGTGCACTGCGTCCTCTTCCTCCTGCGTTGGGTAGTGCCAGAACTTCCCCAGGATCTCCTCGTGCCGCTCTGGCGGCAGGTTGCATTTCAGATACCGCATGGCTCACACCCCGAAGAAATCGTCCAGCTTCAGCAGCAGCCCCTCCGGCTTCGCGTCATCGCTGCACAGCCGCACGTGCATCTGCACCTCGATCTCCGCGCCCGGGAAGTAGAACTGCACCGCCCGGCGGTATGCCTCGATGTCCGATATGCTCCCGCCCACACCTTTGGCCACAGCCTTCATGCACTCCGGGAAGCTCCCGCCCTGCGCCACGGCCTGCGCAAACTCGCCGTCCTCTTCGCAGAACTTCTCCAGCGCCTCGCGCACGGCCGGCGCCATGGCGGTCTCCTTGTTCCCGCTCAGCCCCTTGTCATCGCGCAGCCGCTCGATGGCTTTCTCATAAAATTCGTTCATAACAGGCACATCTCCTCTTGTCTGTCTCACAGCTCGCGCCGGTTCCACCGCGCCTCGGCGATCCCCGCGCTCGCGCTGTATCCGCTCATCAGTCTGCACTCCGCGTTCTCGCACTGCACCCAGTACGCCGCGTGTTCGGCGTCGCCGGTCCTGTGCATCCGCGCTCTCGCCCCGCAGCACGGGCACCGCTCCAGATACATCCGCCCGAGCCTCCTCACAGCCCCGCGTCCCGCAGTGTCTCCTGCAGGAAGCTCAGCTGCTGCCGCAGGTCGTCGATCGTGCGCTCCTGCTTTGCCACCGTGCCGGAAAACTGCAGTGCCTTCTTCTGCTCCTGGCAGTAGCGTTCCTCCGCCTTCTCGCGCAGCTCATGCTCCTGCTCGGCGTAGTCGCACAGCTTGCTCACCGTGTACCGCGCCGCCGGCGAAAAGTCCGCGCTCGAGCGCGGCCGTCCCAGCATCTCCCGCGCCTTGCTGATTGCTTCCGCGCCCTGCATCATGCCACCCCCAACGCGGAGAAAATCACATGGAACAGCCACCCCACCAGGCAGCCTCCCGCAAGGAAGCTCGCGCAGACAATGCCGTCCTCAACGCCCCATACGATGTACCTGCGTACCTTCGCCTTCGCCTTCGGGTCGCCGAACACCTTCATCACCATTCACCCCCGAACGCGCGGATCGCTTCTCCCGCGCACCGCTCGCAGATGCGCACTCCGCGCACCTCCTTCGCGTCCGCGTCCCCGCAGAACACGCACCCCGGCGCATACTTGTGCAGGATGATCGTGTCGCCCTCCGTGTAGATCTCCAGCTTGTCCTTCTCCTGGATGCCCAGCACGCGCCGCAGCTCGATCGGCAGCACGATCCTGCCCAGCTCGTCCACCCGGCGCACGATCCCTGTTGCTTTTTTCATGTCGTTTTCCTCCTCTTGATATGTTCATGGTTTGTCCCGATAAAATGCCGCGGCGGTGAAAGATGTCCAAAAGGCCGCCGCGGCCACAGAAAGGATATGTGAGGGTCGCCCACCCCGTCGCGCCCCTCAGTTCCGGCGCGGAAAAGACTCCGCGCCGCAGCTCAGGTCCTCACCCGGCAAAGTCCACCACCAGCTCCGTCTCGCGGAAGGTAAACGGCGCCGGCGCCGCCCTCTCCGGCTCCTCGTCCAGATAGTTCTTGCCAAACACCACGCGGAACTGCTCCCGGTTCCATCCCTGCTCCCGCATGGCCTTCTCCTGGCCGTAGCGGTGCAGCCGCTCGGCGGTCTCGCCGCTCCGGTGCGCCGCCTCCGGCCCGAAGATGTGGCACCGCTCGTGGCACAGATACACCGTCAGCCCGAACTTGTCGGACAGCTTCCGGTTCGCCCCGCCGAAGATGTGGTGCACATCCAGCGGATCGTCCGCACCGTTCCTCCCGCACAGCCAGCATCGTTTTTCTTCCATCATTGTGCCTCCTTCAGCGCCTTGTCGCCGCGTCTTGCCGCGTTTTGAAAGATCTGCTCACACACGGCCTGCGCCTGGCGCTTCCGCCGCTCGATCTCTTCCTTGCTTGCCCCGGCATAGGCGTCGTCGTGGAATCGCACCATCGCGCCGTTGATCTTCATTTCCTTCACCATCGCCATGTGCTTTCCCCTCCTCTGTGCATCCTATGCCCGTGCCGCCTGTCCGCTTTACGACGCGCGCTTGCTGTGCTCCAGCGCCATCGCCAGCCCCTCCGTGAATGCGCACAGCTGCGCCTTCTGCATCTCGTCCATGCTCTGCATGACCGTCTCCAGCCGCTCCAGCGTCTTCTGCTCGTTTTTTGTAAGCATTTTGTTCACCTCCTTGCGTTGCTCCGTGTCGTCAGACACGGTCGTTTGTGTTTATGTACACATAATACAACCGTAAGTTGAGCTTGTCAACACATTTTTGCGCAAATTCTGTGTTTTTTTGTGTTGACATACTCATGCAAGCGTGATAGATTATTGTCATCGTCAGGAGGTGATACTACGAATAGCAGAATTAAAGAAGTTCGGAAAGCGAAAGGGCTTTCGCAAGCCGCGTTCGGCGCACCGTTCGGCGCAAACAGAGACATGATTAACAATGTGGAAAACGGCAGAGCTGCGGTTTCCGATATTATGATTGCGTCCATCTGCCGCACTTACGGAGTGAATGAGCGCTGGCTGCGCACCGGTGAGGGCGAGATGTTCGTGCAGATCTCGCGCGACGAGGAGGTCATGGCCTTCGTCGGCGATGTCATGCGCGGCGAAGAGGATAATTTCCGCCGCCGCTTCCTGCTGGCGCTGTCGCGGCTGCCGGAGGAACGCTGGGCGGATATTGAGGCGTTCGCCCTCCAGATCGTCGAAGAAAACAAAAAAGCGGATCAGGATTGATTTCCTGATCCGCTTTTCTTTGCGTGCGTGCGTTTGTTTGTCTTGGCGTGCGTTTTTCCGGTGTTTTGCCGGTGTTTTTCTTTTTCACGCGGCAGTGCGCAGAAATTTCAGCGTCAGACGCAGCTCCCGCTCGCCGGCCACTTCCAGCAGCCGCTCGATCTCGCGCCGTAAGTACATCCTCCATTCCTCGTCTGTCATAGTTCATCCTCCCATAGCTTCTCCACAGTCGTTTCGAGCACCCGGGCGATCTTGATCGCCGTCACCACGTTCGGCAGCCGCCCGCGCTCCACCTCGCTGATCGTTGTCTTCCCGCATCCCACCTTTCTTGCCAGCCACCGCTGGCTCATACCGAGGTATTCTCTGTATTCTTTCACCTTGTTTCCCATTTCGTGTTATCACCATATCATAAAGTGTCGGCTCTGTGTGCTTTTTGGCCTGAAATCAGTCCGTTTTCCCCTTTTTCTGGACTTTCACGCTTTTATATGGTATACTGCACGCAGCCGGCCGCGAGAATAGCTTGCCACATCGCGGCCAAAATATGAAACGCCCGTGTCCCGCGGGCGAAAGAAAGGAGCCAGATCATCATGCGCGAATCACGCGCCCCTTCCCCCGAAGTTTGCCGCAGGCCCTTTCCATGGAGCTCCGTCACCATCGGCGTCCTGTTTGTCCTGTGTGCCGTGCTTTCCGGCCTGCTGGTCTTCCAGTCCGCGCGCCTGCACCGCGAGCAGGAGCGTCTCGCCGTTGCGAACGACACGATCGAGTTCGCGCGCAGCGAATTTTCCAACGCTGACGACGAGGTCGCGCGCTACCGGTCAGCCGCTCTCGGGTACTACGCAGAGCACGGCGGCACCTACACCATGCCTTATGATTATTCGGCTGGCTTTGAAGGGTACTGCAAGCGTCACCCGATCCCGGCCCCACTGCTCGATCTCGGCTCGTGAGGTGTCTCCATGGATTTTGATACCGCTCGTCAACTGCTCGTCGAATACGATGATAAAGAAACACGCCGCCACATCTTGCGCCGCATGTCGCTGGCCGAGCGCCGCGCCTACCGCGAACGGATTGCCGAAGCCGAGGACGTTTATCATCTCGGGAAATTTACGCACGAGGAAGATCTCAGCACCATCAAATCCCTGCGTTCCTGTCTCTGGTGCATGGCGCTCTCCGGCTCTGCCTGCGTTGGTGTCGCTGTTTACAGCGTTACGCCCGTTCTGTGGCTTGTCCTATCCTGCGCTTCCATCGCCTTTGCCTGTCTCGTCGGCATGCTGTTTCTGATTACGTGGCTCTCCACAATGGTGGATGTCTCCATTCTTCCCCGCTGGCTTCTTTATGTTGCCTCTTTCGCGGCTCCGCTGCTGTTCTGGGTTGTAATAAATCTGTTTTCATGACAGCGCGCCGCTGCTTTGGCAAAGCAAGTCCGCCCCGCTGCTCGACGCTTCCTCGTGATTCGAAAGGATGATACATATGGGATATCGCTACTGCGCATATCTGCGCAAAAGCCGTGCCGACTCAGAAAACCGCCTCGCTACCGACACCGAGATCCTCGCCCGCCACGAGCGTCTGCTCGTTGAGACTGCGCGCCGCCGCGGCATGGCAATCAGCGCCGTTTACCGTGAGGTCGTCTCCGGCGACAGCATTTCCGCCCGTCCGGAGATGCAGCGGCTCCTCACAGATGTCATGGCCGGTATGTGGGACGGCGTCTTTGTCGTTGAAGTCACGCGCCTCGCGCGCGGCGACACGATCGACCAGGGAGTCGTCGCACAGGCATTCAAGTATTCTGACACGAAGATCATCACGCCCGACAGGGTGTATAACCCGGCCAGCGATTCCGATGAGGAGTATTTCGAATTCGGCCTTTTCATGTCGCGCCGGGAATACAAGATGATCAACCAGCGCCAGCAGCGCGGCCGTCTCGCTTCCATCAAAGAAGGAAAGTGGATCAGCAACATCGCGCCCTATGGCTACACGCGCGTCAAGCTCGACAAGCAAAGGGGGTGGACGCTCCAGCCTGACGAGCGCGCGCCGGTCGTGCAGGACATTTACCGCTGGTTCACGAGCACGGATTCTCCCCGGCTCGGCGTTCCGAAGATCGTCCGCCGTCTGAATGAATCCGGCATTCCTTCCGCCACCGGCGGCAGCTGGACAAATTGTGTCGTGCGCGGCATTTTATCCAATCCGACGTATGCCGGCTTCGTCCGCTGGGGCAATCGTGCCAGAAAGAAAACATACCGCGACGGGCAGCTCACAGTTTCCCGCCCACGTGCACGTCCCGGAGAAGCCATGCTTTTCCCCGGCTTACACCCTGCTATTGTGGATAAAGGCACCTTTGACTTGGCACAGGCACAGCTCGCAAAGAACAAATCGCACCCCGGGCCGAAACAGGTTCCTATGAAAAATCCGCTTTCTGGCCTTGTCATCTGCGCCGACTGTGGCCGCGCCATGGTTCGGCGCCCATACCAGTCCGGTCGGCAGCCTACGCTCCTGTGCCCGTACACGGAGTGCCACAATGTCGCGAGCGATTTGTGCGACGTCGAGCAAACGATTCTGGATTCCATGCGGCTCTGGCTTGCGGACTTCGAGCGCTCGTCTGACGCCATGCCTGACGGCCGCGATGAACTGGATTCCATTCACCGCACCATCGCCGAGCACGAGAAAGCACTCGGCACACTATCCGCACAGCTCAACCGCGCGTACGATCTCGTGGAGCAGGGTGTATACACGCCAGATGTTTTCCTCGCGCGCAGCAAAGCCATTTCGGAAAAGCAGGAATTCCACAACGGAAAAATTCTGGAGCTCGAGCGCGAGCTTTCCGAGCGTGAGCTTGCCATATCATCGCGCTATGAGATTGCACCAAAAATGCGTCACGTCCTCGATGCTTACCCCCTCGCCACCACGCCGAAAGAAAAGAACGCTCTCCTTAAGAGCGTCCTCGAAAAGGTCGTGTATAAAAAGGCCCAGCGCGACCGCTGGGGCGGAAATGGCATGCAGCTGGAGCTGTTCCCCCTGCTCCCGCATTTTTAATAATTTTCATTTATAGTTCGAAGGACCACATTCTTCCGTACCTGCCGGTGCAGCTAAAATGTTCCCCAGCCTGTTCTCATATTGCCGAAAATGTGCATACGCTCTCTTGGGAGGTGATAGGATGCCGGAAATCTGGGTCTGCACCGCGCAGCCGGGGGATGCAGCGCTGCGCAGTGCCGCCGCTGCCTGCGCGCTGGAGCTCGAGCACGCCGTGCTCTCTTTGCTGCTCGCGCGCGGACGGCTGACACGCACGGAATACGATCGCTGTGCCGCACTGCTTGGGCAGGCGCTGACATGAGCGCCTGGAAAAAGCCGCTGCGCGTGGCTGCCTACTGCCGCGTCTCCACAGACAGCGACGATCAGGCGAACTCCTTCGAGAGCCAGCAGCGCTACTTTCGCGCCTATATCGCGCAGCAGCCGCACTGGGAACTCGCCGGGATCTTTGCCGACGAGGGGCTGTCCGGAACGAGCACGAAAAAACGGCTTGCCTTTCAGCGCATGATCGCCTGTGCGCGCGCCGGCACGCTCGACCTGATCGTGACCAAGGAGATCTCGCGCTTTGCGCGCAACACGCTCGACAGCATTTACTACACGCGCGAGCTCAAACGCCTGGGTGTGGGCGTGCTGTTTTTGAGCGACAACCTCTGCACGCTCGACGGTGACGCCGAGCTGCGCCTGGCGATCCTCTCCTCCATCGCGCAGGAAGAGAGCCGCCGCACCTCCGAGCGCGTCAAATGGGGGCAAAAACGGCGTATGGAGCAAGGCGTCGTGTTCGGGCGCGACCTGCTCGGCTACGATGTGCGCGGCGGCATGCTGTATGTGAACGAAGCGGGGGCACAAACCGTGCGGGAAATCTTCCGCAAATGCGTCGATGAGGGCAAAGGCGCGCACACCATTGCGCGCGAGCTAAATGAGGCCGGAATCCCGGCAGCGCGCGGCGGTGCGTGGCACAGCAGCGTCATTCTGCGCATCCTGCGCAACGAAAAATACTGCGGCGATCTGGTGCAGAAAAAGACCTACACCCCTGACTATCTGACGCACGAGAAAAAATATAACCATGGGCAGGAGGAGTATATCATCGTGCGCGAGCACCACGCGCCGATCATCCCGCGCGCAACATTTGAGACGGCCGGGCGCATCCTCGATCAACGCGCAGCAGCACCGACCGGGCAGCGCAAGTACAGCCGCCGCTATCCCCTGTCCGGCAAGCTGCGCTGCGGCATCTGCGGCACTGTCTGCGCCGCCCGGAAGAAAACGCGGCGCGACGGCACCGATACCATCTCGTGGCGCTGCGGCAATGCCGTGAAATACGGGCGGCCGCACACGGGCACAGACGGCCGCTGCCGCAGCTGCACCGGCGAGAGCCTGCGAAATGAGGACGCGCTGCAAATTCTGGAACAGGTGTGGGTCTCTCTCCCCCTTGACCGCGACATCATTGCAGCCGACGTACTGGCAGCAGTCCGTGCGGTCACGCCGCACGAGCAGGCGGACGCCATCGCGTCTGAGATCCATGCAATGCTGCGCGGTGACGCGGCGCTGTCGGCGCAGCTGCTCGCGCAAATGACCGTTTACGACCGCACGCACGTCACGCTCACGCTCCGCGGCTTTCCGTGCAAGTGGTGCTTTGCGCGCACGCAAAAGGCGGCGTCTCCGTGA